ATCGCCTTCGGCTCTCCGAGGCTCAAGCCCTCTCCCGCCGGGAGAGGGCCCAGCTTCAGCGCCTCTTACGAAGCCGCGAACTTCATCAGCTTGATCGCATCAAAGTTCTGCACCCCGCCGCCGACACGCTTGGTCGTGTAGAACAGCACATAGGGCTTGGCCGAATAGGGATCGCGCAACACCCGCACCCCCGCGCGATCCACAATCAGATAGCCGCGCGCAAAGTCGCCGAACGCGATCGACAGACTGTTGGCCGCCACGTCCGGCATCGTCTCGATCTCGGTCACCGGATAGCCCAGCAAGGACGCCGTCTCGCCCGGCCGCGTCGCCGGCGACCAGACATAGTTGCCGTCCGCGTCCTTGAACTTGCGCACCGCCGAGACCGTGCGCCGGTTCATCACAAAGCGCCCGTTCGGGCGATACTGGGCCTTGGGCGCATAGATCAGGTCGATCAGCCTATCGACCGGGCTGGCGCTGGCGAAGGCCCCCGCCGCGCCCGAGGCCACGACGCCGATCTGGCCCCAGGTCTGCGTCCCCTCATCCGCCGTGTCATAGGCCAGAAAGCCCTTCGGCTTGTTGACCCCGTCGCCACTGACGAAAGCCGCCGTCTCCTGCGCCGCGAAGGCGTCCTCGACCTCCGCCGCCAGCCATTCGTCCAGGTCGATCAGGGCGTCGTCCAGCAAGGATTGCGTCGCCGCCGGACAGGCGTAGAGATCGGCCGAAGAGAACTCCAGCAGCGCCAGCGTCGCCGGGTCCGTCTCCGGCCTCGCCGCCGTCTCGGCGACCCAGCCCGCCTGCACGCCCGCCGTCGACACCGGCTTCCTGAACACGCCCGAGCCGACCGTGCGCACCGTGGCGATCTCGCGCATCGGCGACCCGGCCATCAGGCGCCGCTCGATGGCGCGTTCCGTCTCCGGCGGCACGACATAGCCCGCCGAGTTCGACGCCGACGACAGCCCCGCCTTCAGCTCCAGCCCGTGCGAGGCGCCCGACTTCATATAGCCGTCCCACGCCGCCTTGGCCTCCGGCGCCGCAACCACAGCGGGCGGCTCGGCGCCCAGCCCAGAAGCACTGAGCATCGGGCGACGGCTCTCGCTAAGCACACGATCCATGCGCGCCTGCGCGCTGGCCACCGCCTGATCGATGCGCGCCACCTTCTCCTCCAGCAGCGCATCAGCCGAAGCCTTCTTCTCGATCTCGTCCAGACGGGCGTCATTGGCCCCTTTGAACGCCTCGAACGCGGCCATCATCTCATGCATGGCGGCGCGCGCCTCGGGATGGCCCGAGACGGTCTTGATCTCTTTCATGATGTCTCCAGAAAAAATGCGCGACCGTCCTGCGGCGCGCCGTCAAACCGGGCCAAGGCCCGGAATCGTCCCATCCTTTGCCGCACTTCAAAAGCGTGCGACCCTCCCGCCTGTCGAACCGGAGGACATGGAGGATGGATGTTGAAACTCGTAGGCGCCGCCCTGCTGGCCTCCGTGGCGGCCATCGCCCTCGTGGCCTGCTCAACCCCTGAGCGCCCGACCATGCCCCGGAATTCGCCTCAAAGTTCGACCCAAAGTCCGCCCCAGACGGCGCCCGCCGGTCCGCCCCGCCTATCCGCCGACGTCTCCCTAGACGCCCGCCTGTTCGAGATCCTCGGCGCCTGCGAGGCCCTTGATCCGGACGGCGACCAGACCTTCGAGGCCCATCTGCGGCGCCACGCCCCCTACGCCGCCCCGGACCGACTGAACGCCCTGCGCCAGGCCCATGCCCGCGGCCGCGCTATCGCCGCTCGACAGACACCCGAATCCTGCGCTGGCCTGCTACGCGCCTACCGTCAGCAAGAGCCCGGCCTGCACGGCCCGGCCGCCGACCGTTCGTCATTGCAGACGACCGACTGATGTCCATCGTCTCAAGCCCAACCTCGCAGCTGTTGAACGCCGCCCGACAGTCCTGGCTTCTGAAACTGGTCTGGGCCTGGCTGCCTTTGTTGCCGCTGTCCCTCTGCGCCGTAGCTAAGCATGGCGATAGTCGATCAGGCTTAATCGCATTTGCGCCCCTGATCCTGTTAGCTCCGCCCGCCGCCTCATTGCTGATCGGCCGGCTGCAGAGCCATGTGCAAAGAAAACGCCATCGTCGTCTGACGCCCCTCCAACAGACCCACGTTTCCGACGAGCCGGAATACGAGCCGCTTCACGAAGTTCTGGCGATCGGCTCGCTCCCTCCTGTCGCGACACTGCCCCCGATGCTTCAGGCGGCCATCGCCCGCCTCGGCGCCAAACCTCCGGCCTGGCTGGCGCCCTTCATTATTCCGTTTTGCCTGGTGTTCAGCGTCGCCCTGGCCGCCCTGGCCCTGCTGGACGATCCTGTCGCCCTACTGACGCGTGGGCTGGGTCAACCCTGGCCTCTCAGCTACTGGAGCACCTACGCCATCTTCGCTGCGATCGGCTTCCTCCTCGTGACTTGGCATTGGCTGCGCGCCATGCACGACCATTATGTCGCCGAAGGCCTCAATGCCGGCCGCCGTCCTTTTCCGGCCTTACGCGCCTGAACCGCGCCCCCGGCAACATCGGAAACGTCACCAGCGACACCTCCCACAGCTCCGCCGCGCTCAGAACCCGCAGGCGCCCGTCCCGCCGCGCCTTCATCGCCCGAAAACCGATCGACAGCCCGTCCAACGCCCCAGCCCGCGTCAGGGCGGCGGCGTAGCGCGCCTCGGCGGACCAGTCCTCGATCCGCCCCTCGACCCACAGGCCGCGCTCGTCCTCGACCATCCGGTCCCAGACGCCGACGACAGCGCGGCTCTCATGCTGATGCAGCATCCGCACCCCGCCCGCGCCGGTCTTGGCCAGACTGTCCGCAAACACCCCGCGCGCCGTCACATCCCCGTTCAGATCCGCCACGCCCCACAGGGAGGCGTAGCCGCAAATCAACAGCCCCCCCTTCTCCCTCCCCGTCCCGGGGAGGATGGCTGAGCCGTCAGGCGAAGCCGGGTGGGGGCGGCCAGGTCGATCAATCGCCGCGCCTGCATCACCACGCCCTCCCCACCCGTCGGCTGCGCCGACACCCTCCCCGGGACGGGGAGGGAAAACGCCTGCCTGTAGCTTCATCATTTCTCCTCCAGCCGCCGCTCGATCCGCTCGACGGCCGCGCGCGTGGCCTCGCCCTGCGCCTCCAGCCGCGCCAGTCGCTCGGCGACCAGCCGCTGCTCATCGACCCTCTGTTCCAGCGTCGCGATCCGCGCCGCCGCCCCTCCAGCCCACACCAGCCCCCCGATGGTCTGCACCAGCAGCGCCGCGATCAGGGCGACCGGCATCCTCTTCCAATCCATCATCCCCACACCTTTCTCCCTCCCCGTCTCGGGGAGGGTGGCTGAGCCCGCAGGGCGAAGCCGGGTGGGGGCGACACGGCAAATCAAACGCCGCGCCTACATCACCCCGCCCTCCCCACCCGGTCGCTATCGCGACCACCCTCCCCGAGACGGGGAGGGAGAGGCGTCGCGCCTAAGCTTCCACTCCCGCCATCCGGCGCCGCTCATCCTCGGTCAGGAAGCTCGCCGCACCCAGCCGCGCCCACAGCGCGTCCCGCTCGACCTGCAGGGCCGGAACCGCATCCAGATCCGGCTCGATCCGGCAATCGACGAAGCGGCTCCCCAGCCACCCCGTCATCGCCCCCGCCGCCTTTCTCACCAGCGGGATCACCGTCCCGCGCCAGAAGGCCGCGTTCGCCTCGCGATAGTTGGCGTAGGTCGCATCCCCCGGAATCCCCAGCAGCTGCGGCGGCACCCCGAACGCCAGCGCGATCTCCCGCGCCGCCGCGTGTTTCCCGGCGATAAAGTCCATGTCGTGCGGCGTCAGGCTCATCGGCTTCCAGTCCAGCCCGCCTTCCAGCAGCAGCGGCCGTCCGGCGTTGCGCGCCCCGGCATGGGCCTCGCCCAGCTCCGCCTTCAGCGCCTCGAACTGATCCGCCGTCAGCCGCTCCCCGTCCTTGGCGCCATAGACCAATGCCCCCGACGGCCGCG